CGATGTTAAGTATGCTGAAAAATTTGCTTCACATAAAGAATCAGGATGTTCAGATAAGTTGGCTGATGCAAACGCTAAATCCGATCCAGAAGTTGAAGAGTTGAAGAAAAGCTGCATTGCGACCAAGCATAAGGTTAAATCCCTCCAACAACACCTGCGTGCGTGGGATAGAAATCATGACAATGCACAAAGCATGGGACACAACCTGCGGAAAGAAATGGATAAATTCAATTCTGAAATTTATCTTAGTAGTAGAAGGGATAGCACAGATTCCTCATCTGATTTATTAGAAGATATAATAGGCAGCACGTAGTATTGTTGAAAAGTTTCAGAGGGTGACGAATCCTCTGTTGGTTGAAATATCAGTGAGTCCGAAAAACGGATTAACGACACGTAAAAGATATAGAAAATAATGATAAATACACATGCTACGGATTGCAGTCTTCATTCCAGCAATAAAAAACTTTGGTCCTGCTCGTGTGGACGGAACATAGTTTTGCATGGATTGGTTGAATTGTATACACGAGGGGCGGATGCTGTTTCAGCACGCTCCATACAACAACCAACAGGAACCAAAAATTCCGACCGGAGTAGAGCAACTTCATGTGTGTTACATGTTGTTGCTCTTTTTTTATGGATTTATTAAATCTCAAAAATAATTTAGATCGAGACATGAAGAAGGGTGTTATAAGCGCAAGAGTGCTACTTAACAGCTTTTCGTTCATAGATGAAGATTCTCGAAAAACAGGAGCATATGACGATCCTCGTTACATGCCGTTTTTCTATCATTTGGGAAAATACATCAGTCCAAAAAACGTATTGGAAATAGGATTTAACCTAGGGCTTTTTGCTGGATGTTTATTCAAAAGTTGCAAAACGTGTGAGTATTTTTTGGGTTTTAGAGAAGCCGATAACGATGAGTATTTTTCTACTAGAATTGCTTTGAAAAATGTAAAAAAGTCCTTTAAAAATAAAACAGATGTTTATGTGGGCGATATTCATGACGAAGACTTTCAAATCAAATTATCCCATAAAAAATGGGATTTAGTTTTTATAGACGAAGAAATTAGTTACGATTTGTTCATGATGCACTTAGACACAGTTTGGAAATGTGTTTCTTTTGATGGATTGGTTGTTGTTGATAAGCTTGACAGCATCCCAGCAGCACGCAGGGCATTGGTGGATTTTTGTAAAAAGAACAATAAATCACCGATATTTTTTAATACAAGATATGGTGTAGGAATTATAAACAAGTAAACTCATTTAAGATATGGGATTTGAAGCAATTTATCGTTATCATAAAGAAATACAAAAAGGCGAATACGACAAAAGCGAGGTTTCAGAGGATAGTATTAAAGTCGGTTCTCCTTATGATGATGTTTCTTTAGATGTTTTGGCTGGTAAAGTTATGGCTTTACTGGCTCGTCGTAATATTCTTGTTGTTGAAATTGATATTTTTGAATTGCAAAAGAAAAAAATCAGTTTCAAAGAAACTAAAGAAGGAATATTTATTAAAAATAGGAAGTTTAAGTTCGATGACGGTTCAGATATAGAAGGTGAAGAAGAAAAATCGGCACAAGAAAAATTAGATCAGTTGCTTGCTGCTCATCCTGAGTTGTTGAATAACTTCGCAAAGGTAGCAGACAAGCCAATGCAACTAACGCAATCAACACAACTAACAAAATTGCCTGTAAACGTATCTCCAATGTCCTCTTTAAAAGGAAAAAAAATATTGCGATACGAATTATTCGACAGCAAGATGTTTGCAGGAAGCGAAGTGCATATCAGACAAAATAAAATGGCATTCACGAATGGTAGAAAATATCCGATATATGAAGAGAAATCAGCAAGTAGAGAAAATGTTTTAGCTGGTATTGTATATTTGACTGTTGATGATAATGGCAAAGAGCAGATTATTACAGATAAAGTTTTTAGGCCAGAACCAAAATTAATTGGTGATTTTGGGGAGTCAGATAACGGATTGTCAGATAGGGGTTTAATGTGGAGTGGTCAAGAAAGTAACAACAACGTCCCAGATATTAGGAGAAGATAAAATGGATCGTAAACTTCAAAAAAAGAAAGATAGAGAAAAAAGAATTGTTAGAAAGTTAAGGGTTAACAAAAACAACAAAACAAGAGAAGAAAATCTTGAAAAGGAAAAGATAGCATTTTGGGAAGCAGAATATGAAGCTTCTAAAAAGGTAAAAATTCCAGAGCAAGACAATTCTGAAAGACTGAAGAAAATCAAACACAATATGGAGATTCTTAAAGCTTTAGAAGAAGAATATTTAAAAGAGAAAACAACTCGTGACAATGCAAATGCTTCCTTGGAAAAAGAAGGTGCGGTTACAATGGAAGATAAAATAAAGATTTTACAAGCTAAAACTTCTCAAATTATCGAACATCAAAAACAACTAGATTAAAAAACTACAAAATAAATTAAACTCTATTGACTCGTGCGACGATATCCTTATCATATACAAAATAGTGTGGGACTGAGAGGCAGTCCTACAACACAACAAATTTACAGGAGCCAACTATGTCACTTAACATCGCAGAACTTGAATTTGAAAACGAAAGACTTTCAAGTGAAAACCAAGGCAACAACTTTCTTCAAAACTTTGTGAAACTTCCAGAAGGAAATGGTCATATCGTTTTGAGATTGCTTCCGCCTATTCCAGCTAATAAATTCGGAAATCCCAAGCAAGTATTCTATCAGTCAACTAGAACTCATAAAGTTAACGGTAAAAGCTTCCATTGTCCATGTGAATTAGACAAGAGCAAGCGTTGGGTAGGAGATTGCCCTATTTGCAAGTATTACAAATACCTCTGGCAAGAGTCGGAAAAGAAGTCAGCCGATGAGGCGCAGGCTATGCAAGCTCAAGCAAGAGCAATTAAGCCTGTAGAGCGTTACTACTACAATGCAATAGTACGTAAACAGTTTAATGCTGATACTGGTGCCGTGGAAGAGAACGTGGGTCCAAAAATTTGGTCTATGGGAAAAACCACACACAAGATGATTATCAGAGCCATTATTGGTGATCGTGACCTTGACGAAAAACCATTGGGTGATGTGACGGATGTTAAGTCTGGTCGTGACTTTAAGCTCATTAAAGCAATGAGGCAGTCTGGCAAGGCAAGCTATCCTTCATATGGAGAATCTAAATTCTTAGACCCTTCTCCTCTTGGTACTCCAGAGGAAATTGAAAAATGGATGAGCGAATTACATGATTTAACCACGCTCCGTTCTATTAAACCAAATGAAGAATTGAAGAAGCAACTGAAGATGCATTTGGGAGTTATTGCCGATGATAGCACTGGATTTGATCCTACTGAGTTTCAGAGGCCAAATAGCGACGATGATGCGGTGACAACTGTACGTGAGGAAACTGGTGCCCGTGGGGACGCTGCCCCTCCGAAGACCGCAGCAACACGAGCCGTTGTTGAAAATGAAGATGAAGATGAAGCAATGGCTGATGATGATTTTCTGAAGCAATTGCAAGATATGTAAAATTTGCAGAGCAGGGTCTAACGGCCCTGTTCTGGTTTTTGAAAAAACAAAAAATACGACTTTTTATTGGTGGTTTTAGTTTCAGAGGGTGATGAATCCTCTGTGGATTGAAAAAAATAAACAACTTGGATAAAAAAATGGCCCGTAAAAAAAATACAGATGATGAATTCTTCGCAGAACTAGCAAAAGATACAGGCAGTATGTTGTTGGAAGGTTATGGTAGTTCTAAATATTTTGTAGATACTGGAAATCTAGCTCTGAATTACATTAATTCAGGTAAGTTTATTAAGGGTGGAATTCCCACTGGAATTACGGAAATTTATGGACCTCCAGCTTCCTCTAAATCTTTGATTGCATATATTGTTTTGGGGGCTTGTCAAAGAATGGGCGGATATGCCGTTTTGCTAGATTGCGAACGTGCAGCAAATGAAGGCTTTGCCGTTTCTGCCGGTCATGTAGATGAAAAAAGACTGATACTTAACCAGCCTTTGTTTATAGAGGCAGTGTCAGCCAAAGTAACTTCCATTACTAAAAAAATTAGAGAAGCAAAAGGGCAAGAGCCGCCTATTGTTTTTGTGTGGGATTCTATTGGCGTTACATCATGCGAACGTGAATGGAAAGAAAATAGCCTTCCTGAAAAATACACAAAAGAAGAGTTTAAAAAAATCGTTGGCGGCAAAGAACAACCGGGAGAACGTGCGAAAGCAGCAGGTAAGTTTTTGAGAAAGATTAATCCATTCTTGGATGAAAATAACGCAAGCTTACTTGTCATTAATCAGATTAGAGATAAAATAGGAGTCCTGTATGGTTCTCCTGAGACAACGGCAGGTGGCGGAAAAGCATTGCCGTTTTATGCTAATTGTAGAATAAGAACGGCAACGCAAAAAGATTTGGGTGACAAAAAGAAAAATACTCAAATTGGAATCAAGCTCAAGGTGCAAAATAAAAAGAGCAGAAGCTGCAAGCCATATATGTGGACAGAAGGTGTTCAACTTTATTTTGATTATGGATTGAATCCTTTAAGTGGTATGGTCACTATGCTGATCGCAGCAGGAAGAATCGAATCTAGTGGAAAAGGTAAATACAAAATTCTTGAGCCTTGGGCAGGAGGCGAAACAATTGTGTTCTCTGCTTCTAAAGAAGGCAACGAATTGCCAATGGAAATAGCATTGAAGTGCCCCGCTCTAATTGATGCCAAAACCGAGAAAGAAGTGGTGGATTATCTCAGTGTTTACAAGTCGGCAATAGATATTTCTCAAAGTGGGTTGGTCGCTGAGAAAAACGCATCTGAAGAAGAAGGTGATTTTGATATCAACGACTTAGATGGACTGGTTGATGATGCTGATATTGATTCTGAAGAAGATTCAGAATAATAGTACGAGGGATGGGAAGTTCGATGAAACCCCACGCCGAAAGGCGTGGGGTTATTCATTTCAAACAAATGTCTAACATTATTTTATGGAGTAGGTGCCGCTTGAAACTTTTTTAATTTCAAAACCTTCTTTTTCTAGGTCTTTTTTGACTTGTGCAATATGATTACAAAAACAAGCTTTGGTTAGTTGTAATTTGTTAAAGTGTTCAGCGATGTGTTTCAATGACACAGATTCACCGTTGGTGAATTTATCATGAATGTATTGTTTGATTTCAGCAGCAACATTTCGCATGTTATGCTTGTCATTTTCTACAGCCTTTGAATTGGCTCGGATGTTATCTAGTTTTTTGAATGTCCCCTTAAGTACATAAGAAGGATTTGAAAACGCTTTGGCAAGTGGTGCGAGTTCAAGGATTTCTGCATCTTCTGCCAAGACTGAAGATATTTCAGCGTTAAAAGTGTTGGCAAATTCAATGAGTTGAGGGTAGTTTTTCTTATGTGTGAGAAACTTTCTGTGATCTACGGTTTCAATCATCAAACATTTGTAATTTTTATTTTTTGTCATGACCTTCCTCGATTATAATGTGAACAGGCACATTGTACCAGATTGAGTAATTTTTGAAAAACGAGATTTAATATGGACGAACCTTCAGCACTGAGCTTCGATTACAGTAGAACATTTGGAGCAGAATTTGAAATTTTAGCTTTTGATAAGCGAGATTTTAAAAAACACCCCTTAAGTCGTGGTGATATGCCTGATGGTATTTATGAAGTTTCTGATGTTGTTTTAAGTGTTGTCAAGAAACCTGTTGAGGTAAAAAAATGGCACATAACCAACAATAACATTGAATGGGTTTTAAAACCAGATTCAAGTTGCGGCATAGAAGTTTGTGCTCCACCTGTGAAAGGATGGAATGGTTTAAAGTCTGTTTGTGAAGTGGTGGAAGCTTTCAAGAACGACAAAAGAATTGAAGTTGACAATAGATGTTCCTTTCACTTGCATGTTGATTGTGCTGATTTATCAGATTTAGAAATTGGTAAAATTTTAGCTTATTGGATAAAGTGTGAAAGTGTATTTTTGGATTCTGTGCCAGCTACCAGAAAGCGTAATAAATATTGTCAACAAATAGGAATATCTAATTTGTTTGAACATGATAAACATTATGTAGCAAAAGAGTTAATGGGCATTTTGGGGTATACTAAGTATTATTCAATTAATACGTTTCATATTAATAGAGGGAACAGAAGAACTATAGAGTTCAGAATTGGAGAAGGAGAGGGGTGCAAAAACCCATTTTTAATTAAAAATTGGATTAGATTGCTTGTGCATTTTGTCGAAATGGCCATAAGAATGCCTTTCCCTAGTAGTTATCAATCTGGCGTGCCAATGAGTGGTTTATTATGGCTTGATCCAAAAGAAGTATTTGGTTTATTAGGGTTTTCTGGAAATTATAAATTATCCAAAGGATTAGCAGAGACTAGAAACTGGTTTTTAGCTAGACTTAGTAAAAATTTGTATAATACAGGATTACCGGGCGTTTGGTCAGATGGTGCAAGAAAAATTGCAAAATATCAAGTTGACGAAATGATTACTCAGTTAGAATTAGACGAACAAATGCCAGAGTTGTTAAATCCTACAGATGTTAAAAAGGCTTTATACTCTCAGGAAAATAAAATTTGATAGTTCTATTGGGTATATAATGTTATGCATAACTTAGAAGATATAGTTGATAAAATGCGAGCAGTAGGAGAACAATTGATCCCCTACAACCAGTTGGGCGATAACAGCATCGAGGATGTGCTGCACATTGCTAAAACTAAAGAAACATATGCTGATGGCTATAGCATAATAATTCATTATTCTAAATCTGATTTAAAAACTCATTATTTAGAATGTATTCAAATATTAGGAAAAGAAACTCCTTTTATTCCATTCCATTTAATTGCTAAGATTGCAAAAAAATTCCTTGGATATTATGACTTGTCTTTAGTCGAACAATTAAGAGATAATAGAAAAATTTATTGTTGGACAGCTTTTATAGACAAGAAGGGTCGTCCTATTAAACCTGTTAATGTGCCTGAGATCGAAATATGCAATTATGAAGGTTTTGAGTATATGTACATGGAACCAAGACATGTTGACTTCTATTGATTTAAACGCAACTCGAATTTACTAAGGATAAATAAAGTACCTTATAATTCGAGGGGGTTTAGATGAACAATACATCACAAAACAAAATTCAGTATCTTTTAATCAAACATCTTATGGAGAATGGTCACATAAAACTTTTATTGCCGGGTGGATTTGCTTTAGAAATGGGAATAGTTCAAGAAGCAAAAGATGGCAGATTAGTCAAAACGGATAATTATTGTTGGATAATCGCAAGTCAAGATGATCGGGTTGTTTCTATGGATTCTTTTAATTTAGGCTTGAGATATCTTGACGATGATGATAAAATGATATTTGAAGACGAGTCGTTAGGATTTAACGGTCAATCTTTAAAGACTTTAAGTGTAGTTTAACTGAAAACTGTACGAATGTGGTAAATCTCACCAGAGTGAGATAAAAGGGCTTCAATTGTTCCTAAAATTGATTTGCTGTTTGCTTTAAAATCTAGCCATATGATGAAACCATTATTCGACAATTCAAATCGTGTTATTGTGAGAGAATTTACTTTGCACATTGACTCTTTCATTGATGTTTTTATGTTTTCTTCGACAAAGGAAAACAACTGTCTTGCGTCAATGAATTGAGTCCAATTGGTAATCAGTAATTTTTCTAATTTTTCTGTTTCTATTTTCATAGCTTTAAGGAATTAAAATGAAAAAGAAGGACTTAGTAAGAGAGTACGTAAAGAGTTTATCTGATGATGAATTATTTTTTATCAGTTCCCGTTATTCACAAAAATTAGCAGGAGATTGGGCAGAAATTGCTTATTTTCTTTCTAAGAGCCGTTCGATAGATGGGTGGCTATCTTCGGCAAAGGGATCGCATGAGTGGTTTGAAATGGTTGATGATGTTGGGGAAGAAATTCAAAGTGAGTTCAGGTACAGAGATGACAAAGCATCTAAAGGCAATTTTCAATGAAAAGACAGAGGGCGATGAATCCTCTGTGGGTTGAAGACAAACGAACAAACTAACAATTAAAGGAAATGGAATGTCCGAAGTAATTTCGATACAGGATCAGAATGTACTGGTAGAAACAAACAAGTTTCCTGAGTACGCTAAATTTCCTTTTGATAAATTCAATCCTGTACAAAGTGTAATTTTTGAAATTTACGATCAAGAATGTAATGCGGTAATTGCGGCTCGAACATCAGCAGGAAAAACGGTCTGTGCAGAGATGTTCATAAGTAACGAGGTGCGTGTAAGAGGAGGCAAGGCTATGTACCTTGCCCCTCTTAAGGCACTTGCCAAAGAAAAAATAGATGATTGGACTGATGAAAAACACCATTTTGGTGATTTGAATATGTCCATTTGCACTGGCGACTATCAATTAACTCCAACAAGACAAAAAGAATTAGAAAGCTCAGATATTGTGGTAATGACATCTGAAATGCTTAACAGTCGATGTCGTAATTTCAAGTCTGAAAACAATGACTGGCTTAAAGAAGTAGGAACTATTGTAGTTGATGAATCTCATTTGCTTACGGTTCCGAGTCGTGGAGATCATCTAGAAGTCGGACTGATGAAGCTGAGCCAGATAGCTAAATCGCTCAGGATAGTTTTTCTTTCAGCAACAATGCCCAATGTGGATGAAATCGCTAAATGGTTGAGTAGTGTTCTGACAGACAAGAAGACTTATTTGCTTGTGTCGGAATATCGTCCTTGTCCGTTAGGCATTCATTTTGAGACGTATGAATCAGAGAAGTATTATGAAGACAATGAGCGTGTGAAAATAAATCATGCAATTCAGATTTATAACGATCATCCAGATGATAAGTTTTTGTTTTTTGTTCACACCAAAAGAACAGGAGACATGCTTAAAAAAGAATTAATCAAACAAGGCATTGAATGTGAATTTCACAATGCTGACTTGGAAAAAGAAAAAAGACATACAGTTGAATCACGATTTAGAAAAGGTGAATTAAAAGCAATTATTGCAACTAGCACGTTGGCTTGGGGTTTGAATTTGCCTGCTCGTAGAGTGGTGATCGTAGGTGTGCATCGTGGCATGGGGGATGTTGATACATATGACATTTGGCAAATGGCAGGCAGAGCAGGTCGTCCCGGCTACGATCCTCGTGGTGATGTGTATATTCTTCTCCCTGAGAATACCGCTGCACGTCATGTGGAAAGATTGGAAGCACAACAAAAGATAGAATCAAGATTGCTTGATAATGTGGGCAAACATTATAAGACACTTGCTTTTCATATTGTTAGTGAAATTCATCATGGTGGAATAAAAACAAAAGAAGATATGCGAAATTGGTACAAGAAGAGTTTGGCATGTTTTCAATCGCACGATCTTTCTTCGTATGTGATAGATTCAACGATAGATTTGTTGATTAAATTTGGAGCCATTGTTGAAGAAAAAGGTGAATATAAAACAACCGCCGTTGGAAAGATTGCCAGTATGTTTTATTACAGTCCGTTTGATATAGCAGATTTAAGAAGAAATTTTAAAGCTTTGTTTGAAGGTGGCTACGAAGACAACGATCTTGTTGCATCGATTTGCTTGGCGGATGTAGATAGCATTAGAATGGGTATTGCGAGTAAGGCAGAAAAAGAAGACATGATGTCTTATCGTTTGAAAATACAAACTCTATTCGGCGACTCTAGGTACAATGATCCAACAATAAAGGGCGGTTTTGCTTATTACTCATTGATGAATGATGTAAATGCAGGATCAATTACAAGTACAGCACGACTTATGCAGATGGATTTTCCAAGACTCAAACAAGTTCTTGTTGCTTTGGATACCATGAGCAGTAAGTGGAATAAAACGAGTTGGTTTAACGATCTTCAATCAAGAATAACGTATGGTGTTAAATCCGAATTAGTTCCTTTAGTTGGACTGCCGAATATAGGAAAAGTACGTGCGGAAAAATTGTGGGAAAAAGGCATCAGGACAATGGAAGATGTTGCCACTAAGAAGCACTTGGTAAAGCAGGCTTTGAATATGAAAGATGACAAAATTGATGAAATATGCAATGCTGCTCGTGGATCGATGCTTGTGGATTAAAGCTTTGACATTTTATAAGCGATTCTTTTTTTTACAGATTCGTTTCTTCTGACAACCTTCTTTTGCCAACGAATTTTATCTATATCAGAAACATCAAATGCTTTGTCTGGTCTTTCTTTGTACGGATCAACGGTCAATCCATGTATTGCGAAATTCTTGCTTAGATCGGTTTCTGGAATTTTGTCATTCATCAAATCCCAATAATATCCCGGATGTCTTTTGTAAAATTTATCATGCTCAACTCTGTAAAATAAATATGGCTTTTCACGGACAATAAAACTCATCATCCAAAATGAAATTGGATATTTTTTAGGATCAGATGGATGTTTTTTAAGAATGTATTCATCAAACAAATTCCATCCTGACCATTTTTTTGGAATGTATATAAATGAATAATCTGGTTTTAAAATGATTGTATCAACACAAAAGAATGTGTTGTTTTTAATTTGAAAATATTCAATTACTTCATCGATAGTTTTTAAAGGATAGTAATCTAAGTCAACATACCACCCTCCATGTCTTCTTAAAATGGAAAGCCTTAAAAGGTCTGACTTGCCCAACAAGTCGCAATTGTTGTATGTCGTCTTCCAATTGACAAACAATTCGTCATCGTTTGTGTGCAAAACAACGTTGTGGCTAGGGTTTAACTTTTTTAATCTATCGTGATTTTCATCTGCCCATTTTGGCCTGTCGTCACCCACCCATATTTGATTGATTGTGTTTATCATAAGTTTTGTTGAAATACATTAAATTAAAGAAAAACGGATAGCAGACATCAAAAGGTTACATCTATGTAATCACTTAGATCGGATGGGTCTCGATAGAGCCTGAAAGTCCCGCTGAAAGAACCGCCAACACATGCAATGTCAGCCGTAATATCACGATACACTCCATAGCCAGATTCGTCGCCCCAATTAAAAATACCTGTATAGTCGAGGAGCGCACGTGTGTTCCCGTCAGCGTCACAGATGATATTAAGTGTAAGGAAAAATCCATCAACATCCCCTTCAAACCACCACTCATACAAATCAAGACCCCCTGGGTCTCCCGAAGAAACAAAATCAAGGGTAACGTTAAAAATACCAAACCCAGAAGGCGAACCAGCAGATGTAACGGTGGTAGCTGAGTTGGTTGCGCCTTGGCAGTCTTCACAAACGCTTGGAGGACATGGCCCCGATGTAACCGTGACTGTCGCTGGCGGTGTGCCTGATAAAGTGTTATCAAGTGTGTAAGTCCCATCTGGACAAGGCGTTGACGGCCCTAAATAGTAACCTTCCCATCCAGCACTATCGCCTCTAAGATTGGCGATTTCCCATCTTCCTTCATAGAACGTAAGGCCATTTCCCCACACTTCTAAGCCGCCTTCTACATGCACCCAATAACCAGTCTCACACGGCGTGTCTGTAATTGTGGCAACGCCCGTTTCCAAGCCATCATCGAAAGTTACGCATGACTCCAAGCAATCGCATTCACATGTTCCAAATGTGACCGATGGATTAGTTCCACATTTACCACCAATGGTAGTTCCTGTTGTTGGGCACATTCCACATCTGGCACAACAGTCTGCTCCAAGTGACCAAATTCCAATAGCACAAATTCCTGCTCCTGCTGGATATGAAGAAATTTCCGCATTAGCAATACAGCAAGTTGTTTGATCTATACATACTTCTAAACTGAGGACGCCTCCTTCTTCGCATTCATAACTACAGTCTCCAACTATACCTAAAAACGAAGGACCCCAACACCATTTGTCGTTGTCTGGGAAGCAACAAATAAAACCATTGTCAGTGAATGAATAGGTCCCATTTAGACAATCAGGAGTAAAACCTGTTAATGTAAAATCGAAGTTTGTTGTTAAATCGCAGCTACATACCTCGCCGGGACAACAGTTGCAACAATCCGCAAAACAATCGGTGCCTCCAGCTAGAGCACTTACGATTTGCATCTCTTGTTTGAGGAGCATTCTACGGCGTTTTACCTTCCGTAAAAGAAGCTCCCTATTAATCGATATTCTTCCGATTTGTCTCATCGCCAAAAAATCCTTCTGGATACTCAATTTTTACCACGCCATCGCCTGACTTTTTTTCACCTGTATTAGGGTCTTCTACCCAAAATTTGACTTGTTTAATCTTCTCGGCAGGAATGAACTTTTCTCCATTAGCTATGAATTCTTGTTCAAAAAAACAATCGTCGTTGAAGTCGGTTGGCAAATTGTGCCTTTCTCCTTCCCAAAGAACTACAACTTTGCAAATTTTTTCTTTAGGACTATACAACTGACAATTTCCACATTTCTTTTCATTTTTATTAAACATTATTGATCCTTCAAAATATATTAGTATAATGAGATCATTAACAGGAGTTTACAAATGAAAGTAATAGGCGTTGCTGGTCAAATGCAAAACGGAAAAGATTCACTTGCTGATTATGTAGCTGAAAAGATTGGTTGGGAAAGAGATGCGTTCGCAAAAGAAGTAAAAAAAGTGTTTGCAAAAAGTTTCGGAGTTTCTTTGGAGTTTATTGAAGAATGGAAAGTTAAAGACGAATGTCCTCCGGGTTTTGATAAACCAATTAGACAGGGACTGCAATTCATAGGCGATGGATTCAGGGAAATTCAAGGGAATATTTGGATAGAATTAGCATTTAGAAATCGTACTAACCCTGTTGTTATATCAGATTGCAGATACATAAATGAATTGAAAAAAATTAGAGATGTTGGTGGTTTGAACGTATTAATTTGGCGAACCGGTAAAGAAAATAATGATCCAAATGCTTCAGAAGCACAGATCAAGCCAGTTGTGGATTGGTTTATGAAGACCGGAAGAGAGGGACTTGTCATGAAAGATATGATAGGTGAAAGAGTTGCTTTCGAATCTTTTGTAGATGGCACTGAGTATGTTGATGTTTTTATCAAGAATGAAGGCACGTTAGAAGACCTTTATAAAAAAGTAGATTATTATGTGCTTCCATTAATTGAAGAAAAATATGCAAAACAATGTTGCGGTAGTTGTAATTGTAAATAATGAAAATTAATTGGAATGAGGAAAAATAAAATGAGCGAATTAAACTACGTGAGCAAAGGATGGGGATATGAGTTGTGGCTTGTAAACAAAGAAGAATATTGTGGAAAGCTTTTGTTTTTTAAAAGACACAAAAAATGTTCATATCACCACCATATTTTAAAGGACGAGACATTTTTTTTACGTATTGGTGAGTTGGAGATAATTTGGAGAGATGGATCAGACGAGTACCCTGTGTTGATGCCAGAAACACAGCTAGAAAACATGGGTAGATTTACCATGAAGGCCGGAGACACGTTCCACATTCCTCCCGGCAGAAGGCATCAAATGATTGCTATACAAGATTCTGAATTGTTTGAATTCTCTACACAACATTTTGACGAAGACTCTTACCGAATAATAAAAGGTGATTGAAACGAAATGTAAAAACTGGTATCATGATGAATGATCCAATTCTACTTTTTTTAGGAGTCTCTATGAGGTTTTTAGCACTTGTTATCGTTATGTTGATGGGTGGTTGTACAGCACATCACAAATGGACTGTTGGGGATACAACTGTGCATCTGTTGGTTTATGAAGGCGTAGCAGGTCCAAATGTTTCCTCTGTTTGGTCAGAAAGAGAGGGGAAAGTTGTTCCCGTCTACAATGCTAGCGGAACAGGCTTAGCACCATCTCTCGTTGCTGGTTCGGCTCAAGTCGGTGCAGCACATCTAATTGGAGAGGGATTGAGCAATAGTGGTGACAATATTTCGCTAAACCAAGGTGGAGCGTCGGCAACTGGCGGTTCGGCAACTGGCGGTAATTCCAATGCAACTGGTGGAACTGCTACTGCACGATCTAGGGCAACTGGTGGCGATGGCGGAAACTCAAACGCAACTGGCGGAAGTTCCAGAAACGTCAATCAAAATGGCGTAATAAATAACAATGATTAATTAAATCCCTCTCTGCCGAAAGGCAGAGAGGGATTTTTCATGAATAGGACGAACAATGAACATCAAGTGTGCTTCTTGCAAAAAAGACAATAAGATTAGCGATTTGATTCTTTACCAAACTCATTGGTATGTCTATCCGTTTAGTTGTTATGGCGGCGATTATTGGAATGTTGGAGAAGGACAGGTGATTTGTTCTTTTTGCAAAGTTGTAAATCGTCTTTTATTTGAGGATGAAGACGGACAAAGTGTAAGTAAAACAGAAACAAAGTTCTACAAAGAAGCTAAGTTTAAAGATAAAACCAACACATACAATAATGACGATCCTAGCAAGCTTTATAAGTGGGCAAACAATTTCATGAAAAGTCAATGACACTATAAGCCCAAGAATTGATTCTTAACTTTTGTCTTTAGGTTGGTTATGCCTTTTTCTGTAATTACTACAAAATCCCAACCTCTAGTTTTGCAGACATCGGCAGCAGCGGACCATTTGTTTTGATTCTGTTCTAACAATGTTTGATTGGCTGGTTTGACTTCCCATATTTCGATTCTGCCAGTAATGAATCTTACAAGAATATCTGGAATGTATTGGTGTTGTTTGCCTTTGTGAAGATATGCTATTTTAAATGGTTCTTCTTCGAAAGCTAGCACATCTACATCGGCATCGAGCAATTCATATATGGTTGACTCATATCCTGATCTATAGTGAATTTTTTTATTCATTTTAGTTGAATGATACCAACCTTCTCTGAATTGTGGTTTTTTGTTTTTTACTTTTCCCTTGGCAGATAAATCTTTCATGACGATTGCCTTGGTCATGGCTACTGGAGGCATATTCATGTGCGGGTGTTTGACCTTGAAATGCATCCTTAAATCTCTTACAGGTGCCTGACAGTGATCGCAAGGGCAGACGATGTATTCTCGCCCTTCCTCATGTGTTTCTACTATGTGTGTTTTGAATTGCTCGAATTCTTCGAAGTAAACACCACACACAAAACATTGATATTTGCGTTTGTTTTTATCTGGAATATCGAATGGCAATGTCATTTGAAAAAATCGTTTAGTTTATCACGGTCTAATATTTCGATGTCTTCTAGGTCTTTCTTTGTGAATAATTTTTCCTTGTCTTCATCTCCTGCTAGCATTTTCTTTAGATTCATAGCCAAAAAAGAGGCGTCATCTAAATTTTCTTCTTCAGCGGGGTCTTTCATTCTAGCAAATGTTAAACGCCCATTTTCAGAACATCCAAATACATCATCCCCCTTTTTTATAAATAGAATAAAACTATTTCCATCTAACATGGATGTTAATTTGCTTATGTTCAGACTTTCGTCCCATAAATCCATTAAATTTCTAAAAGAAGAAAATGAGGGTGATTTCATACCCTATATAACATCATGAATCATAAATTTAACAAACAAATTAGTTCGAGGATACATACTTAAGTGGAAATGAACTTCAGACAATTTATGGAATTACAAAGAGCCGCTTCTGACTTTCTGTCTAAAACAGATGATGAAATGCACATCGATCCAGATGCGTGGCAGGACAATATAGGTCATGCTGCTCATGTTAAATTGGGCAAGGATACTTTTAATTCATTGACTTATTCAATGAAATATGAGAAAAATGCACAAGGCGAAATAACAGGAGCTTGGATAAAGCCGATTGATGTTGATCGAGTGTACAAAACAAATAAAGAAGGTCAGAAATTTAGAAGCCCAGATGATTCTTATGATGATAAAGGCATTTTTGTTTCGAGAGATAAATTGAATAAATTGATGACTCAAGGAATGGACGGCATGGGCGGCGGTGGTGGAATGGGTGCCCCTCCCGGAATGGGGATGATGTGAGTTTTAAAAAGTGGATTCAATTACAAGAAACAGGCACAAGCACAGGAGACGTGGCTTCGTTCAGAAGAACCGTATTGCCAGAACCAGTGCGGCGTAAGTTGATTGGACCGTGGGCAGATGAAGACCCTTTCTTTAAAAAGAAGAAACAACAAAACAAAGATTGATTTGACATCTTTTTTGGAATATAATTGAAACTCACCAGCTTCGCTGGTGAGTTTTTCTTTACAGGATGTAAAAATGTATATTACAGAAGCATATGATGATGCTCTTCGTCAGATTTTGAAAAACGGAGTCAGAAAAGTCAATCGAATAGGGTTCGATATGTTGGCTCTTTTTGGCATTCAGTCTCGTTACAAGATTGATGAATGCTTTCCGATTACAACGTGTAGGAAGGTTTGGCCTGATGCTGTTTTTGCCGAATTGATTTGGTTTTTGTCAGGAAGCACAAACAACCAAGACCTTGTTGATTTGGGGGCTAAATTTTGGACTCCTTGGGTTGATCGCAAATTTGAGGAAGAGCACGGTTTTGAGGAAGGTGATTTTGGTCCAGTTTATGGGTTTCAATTGAGGCATTTTGGTGCTGATTATCTCGAATTAAAATCTCTGAAAAAGAAAATAGCTGCTAAAAACAAAGAGTTAGCAGAGCTTGTTGCGGTTGAAGAAAAATATGATTGGACATCTAGTTCAAGTTTTGACCATCAGTGTGTTTTACCAAGCACAACTACAATGAGTGGTTTGACAAAATTAAAAGAAGAGTATGCTCGCAAGGGTGGAGTGGATCAACTAACTGCTATGGTTGAGCGGTTGAAAACAAATCCAGATTGCCGCAGGAATCTTTTTTCTTTGTGGAATCCTAAAGATATAGGTTCTATGCGACTTCCTCCTCGCCATTACACCTTTCAGGTGTTTACTCACGAGGATAAAATAAGCGGAATGCTCACGCAAAGATCATGTGATTTCCATGTTGGCGTTCCTGCTAATGTTCAGTTTTATAGTGCTTTGATTTATATGCTTGGACAACAAACAGGATTTAAGCCACATGAATTTGTTCACTCAACAGTTGACAATCATATTTACGTCAACCAGATAGACGCAATTGAAGAATATCTTTCCAGAAAAAAACCAGATTCCCCTAAGTTGAATTTAAAGCCTGCTGAGGATATTTTTTCTTATAAACCAGACAACTTTGAATTGTTTTAAAACGGATCAATGACACTTGGAATTGATTACAAAAAGGAATAAAATGAAGACCAATCAACTTATTAAGCTGCTAAGCGACAATGCAGATGCCACTCTGCACATGATATTGCCGTCTGGCGAGGCTGTACCATATCACTTTCATGTTACTGAAGTTGGTCATGTTCGAAAAAACTTCATTGACTGTGGCGGCACTCATCGTGAGTCCACTTCTTGTCTTTTGCAAATATGGACGGCTCATGATGCAGACCACCGTCTCCTTGCTGGCAAACTGTCTAACATACTAAAACAGGCAGGACAAATGTTTGGGTTTGACAATCTTCCTGTTGAAGTAGAGTATGGCATTGGTGTTGCTTCTCAGTATGTGGTTGATGATGTTGTAGTAATTTCAAATTGCTTGTTGTTCGTATTGTCAGGAAAACAAACCGATTGTCTTGCACCTGACAAGTGTGGCGTTAACCAGTGTAGTGGTGGCGGTTGTTGTTAAATTGTTTAAAAACAAAAAGGATTCAAAGTGAAAATTCCCGCTGAAACGATTGCTGCTTTTGAGATGATTGCAGGTATTGTGATTTTATTTTGTATGTTTTTAGCATTTTTTTTGTTAATTGCAGGACATGACGAGTGGATATTTTTTATTGCTTCTGCTGGGGTGGGTATTTTTTTATATTCCACTTATATCCTTTTGTTATGAGTTTTTTTGGTAGAAGACCTGCTCTTAAAAATAGCATTTGCAATCATGAGTTAAAAATGGAAAAAAAATACACAATAGGCGATTGGGTCACCGTTATTGGTTTGGCTAGTTTTTATTACGAAAAAACCAGCGATGGCATTTATCCCAGCAGGGTTATCGGTGTTGAAAAATGCGATCCTTGGGAAGGACAAATAATCGGAGGTACATACAAGCCTATAGGCGTGTTTCATCCTTCTTCTTCTTCTTCTTTTGGAGAAGTATATGAGCGGGGATATTTAAGTGTTGACAAAATGGTGTTTGTTTGGAAAGTTAGCAGAGGAGTGTTGAATAAAAGCGTTCTCGTTACTGATGAATGCGTTTCAAGACTTCTAATTTCTAATTTTTGGAATCAAGATAGCAACCCTCCTAAATTACCTTGGAAATGGACCAATCACTCTAAAGAGTGAAATGATATTTCTGCGAGAATAGACTTTCATTCGTCTCAACAGGACGCACAATAATGTGTTTGGTGGTTGAAAAAAATAAATCGTTACTATGTTAATTGTCGTAGTGTTTCCCTTGATTGCTCAAACTGAAGAGTTTGAGCAATTTTTTTTGTTCGACACTTATCTAAACATATGATAAAAGAATTTTTGGATCGAAATTCAGAAAAACAAGTCAGGATTGCGGTGATTGGTGATCCGATGGTGGATCAATATTATTACGTAGATGCAAATAGGGTTAGTCCAGAGTTTCCAATTCCCATTATGTTATCTACTGGCTTGACTCCTTGTGTGAGTCTTCCGGGTGGTGCGGGAAATGTTTGTCAACAATTTAAGCATTTCAATGTGAATTCTAAGTTGTTTTCTTTACATGGAGTAGAAGAACCCATCAAAAGAAGGCTTTATCACGGAGAGTTTCCTCTTTGTCGATGGGATATTGAAAAGCCTAATTATGGATTGGAAGATAAGGAATTAAAGCAAAAAGCAGACCATTTATTTCTGGAAGTTGAAGGTTCAGGCTTTAGACCAGATGTGTATGTTTTTTCTGACTACAATAAGGGCATATTTAATTCAGATCAAGATTGGATGAGTCTGGCAAAAGATTCGATTTCTATAGTTGATCCTAAAACTGGTCCTTTAAGTAAATGGCGAGGTTGTACCATTTTCAAGCCTAACGCTAAAGAGGCTTTTGATTTAAGTGGCTTGAAGGATTGGAGACAACAATGTTCCTTCTTTATGGCAAAGTTAGGATGTCAATCTGTAATCATTACTCATGGCGGCAAAGGTGTAGTTGGCAAAGTTATCAATAAAGAGTTTGAATATAGACCTAGACATACCATAGTTGCAGATAGCGTAATAGGAGCAGGAGATTGTTTTATAGCGTTTTTAGCTATGACGCAAGCTCATGCTATTGATGTTGTGGAAGCGGTAGAAATTGCATTTGAAGCAGGGGCGGTATATGTGCAAAGAATGCACAATAAACCGATCACTCCTAGAGAGTTGCTAAAACATGCGGACCCGATAAATGCTAAAATTGTCTCTCCAGAAGATTTGATAGAAAGAGATTATAAATTAGTTTTTACAAATGGTTGTTATGATGTTTTACACGCAGGACACTTGCATTGTTTGAGAGAAGCTAAAAAATACGGAGACAAGTTGGTTGTTGCGATAAATACTGACGATTACATCAAAAAAGTAAAAGGATCAGATCGTCCAATATTTTCGCTTAAAAATAGAATGGAATATTTGGCTAATTTAGAAATTGTCGATTTTGTTACTAGTTTCTCAGAAGACACTCCTTATGATATAATTAAAAAAATAATGCCAGATGCATTGGTGAGAGGCAAACAAGAAGGTTATGTTGTGGGATCAGATTTGGTTCCAACGTTTATAGTAGGCGAATTGCAAGGTTTATCAACAACGAATTTAATTAAGAGGATAAGACAATGAGTAATTTTTGGCTACAATATGAATCAGAAGGTATTGATGAAAGTGTTCGAGCCATTGGGCAGCATGGAAAAAATGGTGTTTATTTTAATGAAGAAAACAGAGACGATGGAAGAGATGATGTTTCTCCATGTGAAGAAGAACTTCCATATTATGAAGAAGAATATGAAAATCCTTACAAACA